GCTGTTTCTGTTTATTACCAACAACAAGGCGACCTTATTCGTGCAAAAACATATTGGATGATGTACGATGGAGGCATGGAAGCAGGATATTCCAAGGAGTATGGTGGGCTTATTTCACAAATGCTTCAAAACGAGGGAGAAACAGAAGAAGGGTCTTATGTCCCACCAATGGGGACTGGGACACCTACTGGCATGGGAGCACCTTATTACTTCCCAATGCAAGACGCTAGTGGCTTTAATTAAAAACTATGAACTTATTTCAAAACTTCACAAACTCACTAAGAACTGGAATCGGCACTCAAATGTCTCCTAAAAAGCCAGTTACGACAAATCCTGTACAGCCAGCGGGATTGCCTATTACAGGGGCTAAAACTGCCCCTACGGTAACGCCATCCTCACCGGCTGCAGTTTCCCCTGTAGTTAAAACTCCTGCTGGGCAAGCGTACACGAAGAGTCTTGTTGGGAGTACAACACCACAAGCCACAACGCTCCCTAATGTGCCTACTACAATGACCAACCCTCCATCAACCCCTGCACCTGCCGCAACTCCAGAACCTGCTAAAAATCCTGCTATGGACAATTACATTGCGGCGTATAAGAAATATATAGATACTCAAAGTAGCAATGAGGACGTTAAGAACGCAAAGACTGCATACAACGATTTCATGGCAGAACAAGTAAAAGATAATAAGAACTGAACCTACTCATTTATTAGAAATGGGCAAGTTTTGCATACTTGAAAATGGGGAGATAAGTATGTTGCACCAAAAGCATCTACAGTTATACCAAATAACAAGAAAAATGTAGTCACTAGACCTTGAAACTCTATTATATGACAAGATACACCAGCAACAACTCAAACACCATTTAAACCTAAATTATTTGACTTTTCTATACTACAAACTCCAACAGCTCCTAAGATGTGAACAGTTGCACCAGCACCAACTCCATTTAGACCAGTCCAAACTCCTGCAATACAAAATCCAATGCTTCCTACAACAAGTCCAACACAGGCTTTTATTAAACCAGTAACACAACCACAACAAGCACCTAGTCTTATTCCAAAAGCTAATGCAAGTGAAAAATGAATAAATCTATTCAAAGACGAACAAGAAGCATTACAAAAAATCAGAGCAAGCGGCCTAAACGATGCACAGATCGCCAAGATTCTTTCCAAAAAGATCAAAACACCACCGCAGACCGTACAAAGATTAAGGGTTGGAAAGCATGGTGGTTCATCAAAGTACGAAAGAACCATGGCTATTTTAGAACTGGCTAAAAAGGTTAAGGTTGATAATGATAATATTGGGTATTGATCCAGGCGTAAACAATGGCTTAGCTTTGTTTGTAGATGGTAAATTAGAGGATTTATTTACTGTAAACATTTGCCAATTAATGCACAAACTATATTCAATAGGCAGGAACCACTTTGATGCAATAATCATAGAAGATAGCCGCTTGCAGTCTCATGTATTTACAGGCACAAAATCAAACGTAGCTACACGTTTAAACATAGCACGCAAGGTTGGCCAGGTAGACTGCATTTGCGGAATAGTGCAGTCCTTATGCTCTGAATTAAGCATTGATTACATTGCCATAAGCCCAAAGCAAAAAGGCGCTAAATTAAACGCTGAGCAGTTTAAGGCTTTAACAGGGTGGGAAGGTAAAAGTAATTCTCACGAAAGAGACGCGGCTTGCGTAGCGTGGGGATACAGGAATATGAAAAAATGAACAGTCAAGTATTACTTTACAGTTGGAGGTTTTATGGCTTTAGCAGATTATAGGCTTTGTGATTTATGCGAGTGCAAAACATTTTATGATGCAGAATTAAATTATGATTTTTCAACAAATTTAAATAGCAATGGTGATTTATTGCCAAGTGGAAATGTTGGAGATATGAAAGTTATTTGTAAAAAATGTGCAGTTGAAAACATAGTAGTCATTATGAAAAAATAGTTTACTTTTTAGTTTATAAAGGCGTTATAATAAGTTAAACATCGATGTACCGTGAGCAAGACGTTAAATCGATGTTTATCATCAGACCCCGTATTATTTATTGCTTGCTCCAATAAATATGCGGGGTTTTTTTATGGGTGAAGTAATGGAAAGAAAATCATTATCTAAAAAAATTAGATTTGAAGTATTTAAAAGAGATTTATTTAAATGCCAATATTGTGGTATTGAGCCTCCAAACGGATTACTTGAAGTAGATCACATAATACCAGTATCAAAAGGAGGTTGTAATTCTGAGGATAACTTGATCACTTCATGTTTTGATTGTAATAGAGGTAAATCAAATATTGAACTAACTGAAATAACCCCTAGCATTAATAATAAATATTTAGTGCTAAAAGAAAAAGAAGAGCAATTGAAGCAATTTGAAAATCTTATAAGAAATAGAAGAAGAAAAGAAAACAAAAATATAATTAAACTTGAGGATATTTTTAATGTTTTTCATCCAGATTCGTCATGGACTGAAAATTTTAAAATATCCATAAAAAGACAGTTTTTTACTCAGTTAACTTATCAGGAAATAGAAGAAAGCTTATATATAGCCTGTGAAAAGTCTTTATCTGCTGAAAGTTGTTCTAAATATTTCTGCGGGGTTTGCTGGAATAAGATAAAAAATAGAGGTCATTATGGCTAGGTCTAGAAATATAAAACCTTCATTTTTTACTAACGATCAATTATCAGAATGCTCTTTTATTGAGCGATTAGCGTTTATTGGATTATGGACAGTTAGCGATTTTAAAGGGTGCATTGAGTTCAGGCCAAAAATGCTTAAAGTACAGTTATTTCCATATGATAATTGTGATTTTGAGAAAATCGCGATTAATCTGGAGCGCTCTGGATTAATACGGAACTACTCGGCACAAGGCAAGCGTTATATAAAAATAATAAATTTTACTAAACATCAGAACCCTCATAAAAATGAAAGAGAGGCTGGAAGCTCAATACCAGATTTTGATGAATTGTTAGTTAATGAGTCGCAAGATGTTGATTTAAAAGAACTCGAGATTAATCGCGACAAAGACGGAACTACTCGCGACAAAGACGGAACCGCTCGGGCTGATTCCCTCTTACTGATTCCTGATTCCCTCTTACTGATTCCTGATAAAAAAGATATAGTGCAAGGTTGCACTCCTAAAACTAAAGTTTTAGTTCCCTATGATGAAATAATTTCTGTTTATCATGAAATATTGCCGTCATTAGCTCAGGTTTACAAACTAAGCGATACCAGAAAACGACATATTAAAAAACTATGGATGGAGGAGCTTGAAGATATTGAGAGCTGGAGAAATTATTTTATTCACGTTTCACGATCTGATTTTTTAATGGGCAAGGTAAGCGACAAATCAGTCAGGCCATTTGTAGCAACGATTGATTTTATTATTAACCCAACAAATTTTATAAAAATAGCAGAGGATAAATACCATGAGAAAAAAGTTCAGCAAAGACGAGCCTATCTCTAATTCATCGCCTAAACTGGATGGACATACCACAATTCTTGAATACATTGGAAGCTCTGCGTCAGACATACTAGAGCCGATGTCATTTATGCATTTACCGCCATTAGAGTTTTGGACAAAGCTTTTTGAGCACGAAAGCTACATGGAAGGAAAAAGACCTGTTAAGGAGTCGATAAAATGGCCTTATGTTGAACGATTAGTCATACTGGCTAGAAAATTTAAAAGCCTAAGCAATGAAGATAGAAATTTTATTTTAAGCTCCAGGAAGTCCGGTGTATTTTGGCGTGGCGATGACATAGAGCAATTTATAAAAATTGTTGATTCGACTTTGGACTATAGAGATTTAACAAGCGAAGAAAAAGACAAATACAGAAAGAATTTATTAAAAATGTCGTCAGCTTTTAAAAACATGTATGCGTAGTCGTGAAGATATTATAAAACGTGTTAAAGAAAGCGAAAAAAATGCACTACAAGCAACAAAAAACAAAAGGCAATCCGATTGGCTAGCTATACAACAAAAAACGCCTGAAATCGCAAATTTCATGAAAAGTTACCATAGCGTATTTGGCAAGCCGGGATCTGTGAAAATTTACATTAACAATGAACTATTTTTAGAGGTTTAAAGAGGCGCTTTTCAACACTGTAAAAACGCCTCGTTAAAACACAGACCCATGTGGTTTATGGGACTAAAAAACTTTGCTTAGGTCATTTTTTTTCCTCCCAAGTCAAGAACTTTTCAAAAATCCGTGTTGTTAATTCCCTCATAGTCTCACCGTTTTTGACGGCGATCATTTTCAGGCGTTTATGTTGATCTGCTTTTATGCAGAGCATTGAAATCTTTTCTTTGTTTTCCATTTATAAATCTCCGCTCCAGCCGCCGCTTCTCATTTTAAATAACATCATTCTGAATTTCATGATTCCACTCTGTCGCGTCAATTATTACATCTCTGTTAACGACAACATCATTAACGAATGGCTCCACTACGTAAAAATGGGCTGATGTTAAAACAAGCTCTTTTTTATAAATTTCTGTCAATTCTCCTATGACGTGATAGGTCATCGTTCTGATAAAGTATTTTTTTCCGATTTTGAATTCAGTTTCTTTCATAGATACTGCCCAAAGTTTTTATCAAATTGCCTTAACCTGGGCGCGTCATGCTCTTTTAAATGCTGAGTGCACCGCTGGCACGGGTATTTTAAAATCAATGAGTCAGCGTGAATTTTGGGCCGTTGTCGGTTGACAAACAAGCCTGTTAATAACCGCTCATGTTTATTGTCACGCTTTTTGTTGATGTCGTAGTATTGAAGATCCTTCAACGAGGTGTGCGCCAAAAAATCAATCACTTCATACTCTTCCCAACGCCGATATAATTTTCCGTTAATATCCTGTTTGTCAATCACCGGCCTAGGCAATACATTGGCGTTGTATCTGGCCAGATTGTGCATTTTACTGACACTAATACCGGCCATTTTGGCGAACTGGCCGCAGTTAATCATTTTTTTTGTCATGTCTAACCTGAAGTTGTTTGCTGCATTGTTCACGAATCGCCCGATGGGTTAATGATTGCCGCGGATGACCGCATATTTCACAGGTTTGATTAACAAAACCGTGACCAGAACCAATCCATTGTTTATAGGACGTTGGTATGTGCCCTGGTAATGTGTCAGCCATACAGAAACACCCCACCTATTAATGTCCAAAAAATAAGCGCTGCAAACAGGAAAACAATCAAAATTTCTGGCCCTTTATTATTGTCCATAAAACCACCCCACGATAACCCAAGCCATCGTTAATGCCACAAACAGTTGAGCACCGACATATAAGGCGCTCATTTTAATGAGTTCGGCATCATGCCGACAACAATCGCGATCAAGATTAAGCGCAATTCTATCCAGTGCCCTGAAACTTTGCTGGATCATAAAATCCGTGTGGTTTTTCATAGCCATATTACCCCGTTGATGATTAATAAAATAATGAGATAGCCTAATAGCTCGATACGCTGTCTGATTCTGATCTTGCGCATCTCCCAACGTCCCAGCGCAATAAGCCTGGCAATGCGGTGCTGGTGAAGTTCTTCTCTAGTCATAGTGCCCCCCCTCTCTATCGGCTGCAATCTCATAGTCACTGACGATGTACCAGCTTGTAAAATCCTCGTCCCAAATCCGCTCAGCGTCCAGCCGCGCTTCATCAGCGCTTGAACCGTGTCCAGTCACCCGTTCAGACGGATTCTTCGGGTTAGTTAATGTGTATTTTTGGTACATGTTTGAACCACTGACCTTATAAAGAATGGATTAAGACCGCTTCCCTGCGGCTGTTAAATTAGTGAAATTAAACAAACTCAAACCCCTGTGGTAACTCTATCGAATCTTTTACCCAGACTATCAAGCCAGAGCCAAACGTTAAATCCATATCACATGGATAGAACTCAAATATTGTGAAATCATCGCCTTGCTCTTCCCCAGGTTGAGCAAAATACAATCTTCCATCATCTGGACGGCAATCAATACGGCATTGACTGCCTTGCGCATTTTCATTATTGCTAATAATGAAAGCAAGTTCTGTTGCTGAAATTTGTATATTTTTAGTATTCATGATTTTTCTCCAGGTTTGTCTTTCTTGTTAGGTTGACTATAGAATAGCGCATTAATTAAAAAAGTAAATTAATAAATTAATTTAATGATTACAGAGTGATTAAGTGATTGAAATAGAACAACAAATAGTTTTATTGTAACCGCAATGATTGCGTAAATAATAAAAAATATTGCAATTTTGCCAATTGCGTTCATAATATTTTCCATGAAACCGTTATTAATCATGATTATAATGCTATTATCAGCGTGCGCAACGTGTAAACCTTCGCCATCAGACTCATATACTCAAGAGTTTATCGACGTGCGTCGAGATAATTGCGAAACCGCACAGACGAACTCTAATAACCCGGCTCTTTGGATTAAAAACGGGTTTTTTTCAGCCAGTCAATTACTTCACATCATCCTGTTATTACGATAATGGCAGCACGATTAAATCCAGGGCATCAGCAGTCAGTTAGGGACAAAATACAGGGTAGTCAGCTTGTAAACGCTTTGCAAAATCATGCGCTTGGAAATAGTCGTATGGAATCGACACAAATTCAGGCAGCTAAAATCCTGCTGGATAAGTTAATATCAAACGCACCGACCGATATTAATGCGAATATTGACGGGCAGGTCATTAGCAAAATAGAGCTCGTTATTGTCGATCCTGACGTCTAAAGTTCCGCGAAAGCTGGAGTCTATGCTCAAGCCACGCCGTTACAAAGGACTGTATGGCGGACGTGGAGGCGCTAAAAGTCACTTTTTTGCCGAGCAAATTATCATCAAATGCATACAAAATACAACGCGCGTTGTGTGTATTCGTGAAGTTCAGAACAGCATCAAGGACTCCGTAAAACAACTTTTAACCGACAAAATTACATCATTTGATGTAGGCCATCTGTTTACCGTTCTAGATCAGGAAATTCGCGGCATCAACGGCTCTATTATTGTATTTCGTGGCATGCAGAGCTACTCAGCCGCTAATATCAAATCACTCGAGGGTTTTGATATTGCATTCGTTGAAGAGGCGCAAACGCTGACGCAACATTCGCTCGATCTATTGCGCCCGACACTACGTAAACCCGCCTCTGAGCTATGGTTTGCCTGGAACCCTACCTACAAAACCGACGCGGTCGATCAGTTTTTTAGACAGAATCCACCGGCTAATGCCATTTCGATCAATATCAACTGGCAAGACAACCCCTGGTTCAAAAACACTCCGCTCTATGACGATATGCTCGCCGATTACGCGAACAATGAAGATAAGGCCGCCCATGTCTGGGGCGGTGAGTACGGTTCAAGCACTGGCGCTATTCTCGCCAAATGGGTGAATCAGGCTGATCGTGATGGACGCATTAATGATAATGTCAGCTATGATAAAAATGGTGCAGGAATCGTGGTCAGTTGCGATCTAGGATTCAGGGATACATGCGGCTGGTGGTACTGGCAGCCCGTATTAGGCGGTTCACATGTGCTAAAATACGATGCCGATCACGGCCTAGATGTGGATGATTGGGTTCCTCGCATTAGTGATAATCTGGATAGTATTGGCGCTGCATCAGCTGATAACATTGCCAGAATCTGGCTACCATCGGATGCGAAGGTCAAAACATTTCAGAGCAAACACAGCAGTTTCGAGAAATTCCGCGCCGCGTTTGGGGGTAATAAAATACGAATCGTGCCACCCTCACGCAAACTCAACCAGATCGAGGCTGCCAGAACCTACATTAAACGCTGTGCGTTCAACAAAACTCAATGTGAAGAAGGCCTAGATGGCCTGCGGGCATGGGAGTTTGACTATAATGACGATTCCGGCGTATTCAGCCGTGAACCCAAACATAACTGGGCTTGTTTTGTCGCTGGAACACTGGTGGAAACATCGGGCGGAATGATTTCTATAGAAAAACTTACCACTGATGACTGTGTTGTTACCCCGACTGGTATTCGCCGCGTTATGGCTGTTTATGAGTACGATACGAACAAGTTAATTGAAATAACTACAAGAGACGGGCGCAAGGTTATTTGCACACCGGAACACAAATTCTTCACCGCAGCTGGACTGATTCCAGCCGATGAGTTATACTATGGCCTTAGTCTTTATACAGGTAAGGAAAGGTCATGGCAGTTGATTTCGTTGATTTTGAAGGTCGTCGGTACTATAGGCATCCACGAGGCTATTTCAGGTTTAACCCAACAAGAAAGCAAAGGAGAGATGGAATTAAGCACAGGCAATTGCATAGAGATATTTATGCAAGCGTTTATGGGGCTATCCCAGAAGGTCACGAGGTTCATCATAAAGATGAAAGCCCAAGCAATAACGAGCTTGGAAACCTTGAGTGCTTATCAAGAACCGCTCACAAGTCTTTGCACGGGCCAGCTAACGGAAGAAGGTCGGCTTCTTGGCATCAATCCGAAGAGGGACAAAAATTTCACTCAGAAATTGCAGCAAAACAATGGAGTGAAGATCGTGAAGGAAAGCTCGCAGGATGTAAGAAGAGCCTTGAAAAAGCAAGGACAGCAGCTAAAGAATGGCATGGAAGCGAAGAAGGGAAAGAGTGGCACTCTAAGCACGGGGCGGAAATATGGAAAACAAGAAAGATTATCAATAAAGTTTGCGAGGTTTGCGGCAAAGAATTTACTGCATTTTGGCCTAGAGCAAAATATTGCGGGAAAAATTGTGGAGCTAAAGCGTTTAGACTCAGAGCAAAAAGTTTACGATCTAACAGTTGAGTTTGATCATTGCTTTATTGCTAACGGTATATTGACATCAAATTCACACCCCGCCGACGGATTCGCCTACGGCTGCCAGGTATTGCGGGAACCTGTGCCAGAAACAATACAACATCCTATTGATAAACAATTAATAGACAAATCAATACAATCTATTACAATGGGATCATTAACCAAAAATCATCTGGCAAAAATGAGGCGGGCGCGTGAAAATAATGGATAATGTCAGCGAAATAGAGACAACCACGCCCAGCGGCGGCGTGAAATACTGGCTCAATGAGCTTGACGAGGCCAAAAAGCGTGAACAGAAATGGCATAAGGAAGGGCGGCGCATACTTGATATTTACAGCTGTAAAGACACCAACAAAGTTCCATTCAACATTCTCTACAGCAACACAGACACCATTCTCCCCGCGCTCTATTCCGCCATTCCCAGGCCTGTTATCAAACAGCGCTACAAAGATGAAGATATCACGGCACAAGCGGCAGCCACCGCAGGCGAACGCCTGTTAACCTATCTGCTTGATACCAATACCGACGGCTATGAGACATTCAATAGCGGCATGGAAAACGCTGTTATCGACGCGCTATTACCTGGACGTGGCGTGACCCGCATTAAATACGATGCTGAGATCGAAGAAGCTGAATCAACAGAAGAGTCCGAAGAACCGACTCTAACCAAACAATCTGAACTCGTCTGTGTAGATTCTATAGCCTGGGATAAGGTGCTATTTGGCTATGCTAAAAAATGGTCAAAAGTCCCCTGGGTTGCGTTTGAAGAAGTGATCGACAAGGACGAGGCTATCCGGCTGTTCGGCAAAGCTACAGCGAATAAAATACAATTCGTTAAGGAAGGCGACGATGCAGACGACAACGACATTCATCAAAAAGAAGATGAACATCAGGGCGGACGAAAAACCGCCATTATTTATCAGATTTGGGACAAGGACGGTGGGAGAAAAGTTCGCTATGTTTCACGGCATTACAAAGACAATTATCTAAAAGTAGATGACGATCCGCTGGAACTCACCGGGTTCTATCCCATGCCAGAACCGCTCATGCTGATTGCAAAATCCAATAACATGGAGGTAACGCCACCATACTCAGTCTACGAAGAACAGGCCAAAGAGCTGAACGAAGTCACGCGCCGCAGAACCCGCGTACTAAAGGCCATCAAAGCCAAAGGAATTTACGATTCCGAACTGGGCGGCGACATCGAAAACCTGATGGACGGCGACGACAATACCCTGATACCGGCTGACAAATCAGCCGTGCTGTCTGACAAAGGTTTCGATTTCGTTTGGACTATCCATTATTTTTCATCGCCTTGCATTAGATCATCTATCATTTTATCCCATTCTTCCGGCAACATGCCGTTAAAATAGACTCTATGCCAAGCGGTATTCATCCTGAGCCATTGGTATCGATCTGAATCATGAAATTTAACGCCGTGTCTGATCGAGTAAGAATCTATATTGTTCTTTAATGTTCTATTTTCATGCACTAAATCTGCTATATTTTGATTAAGTATCTTACAGTGTGCCGCGTACTCAATACATCTGCTCTGTAAATCTGCGCATTGCGCTTTAAAATCAACGTCAATTTCCTGGTTAAACATATCATCATCAAAATCAATTTCCATTTTCCCGCCTGCGTTTCATTTTTGCCAGATGATTTTTGGTTAATGATCCCATTGTAATTGATTGTATTGATTTGTCTATTAATTGTTTATCAACAGGGTGTTGGTCTGGCTCCGCCCTTGCCTCCTTCCAAACGAGAGACAAATACCTAAATGCGTCGGCAGGGTCGGAAGACCAATCATGTACAGGTTGATCGGTAAAAATCTTCTACTCGTCATCATAGCCGTGATGATAAAACTTCAACGCTTCCAGACCGTCATCACACAGGGTTTCATCGAATTTGCAGCGCGGGAATGTCGCCCTTGCCGCCTGTATTCCAGACTCTCGGCTTACGCTGGGCGTTCGCTTGAACTTACCCAGGTCGCCACGTTTGCCGTGATCGATAAACTGCTGCAATATGGTCTTACCGCCCTGACCGAGCCTGTCCTGTGTCGCGTCATGCGGCAGCCAGTGCGAGCCGTAGCGATAGCCCAGCATCGAACTATTATCACGTAGCACATCATTACAATAAAAATCAATCTCTTTGTGATTCGATTGATGAAAATTGATAACTTGTATATCCTGTCCGACGATCTGGAAAAACCAAATTGCCGTACTGTCTTTTTTACCTATGTCCCAGGCAGTATGCACAGTATAAGCGGGATCGTGCGGAACGCTGCAAATACGACCTTGGAAACGCAATTTCTCGATGCAATCC